CTAATCTTTATTTTTTATTTTAGGTATAAGACTTTCTTCTAATTTAAGTCTATCCGAATACGCTTCTTCCTTTGTCTCTCTTGTTTTTCCATAATATGTTTTTCGTTTAACAACTATTTTGGCTCTATAGCCTTTCCCGTGTTTGTAGACACCTTTTAAACCAGTTGTATTGTTATTGTTCGTTCTTCCAGAAAACATTTGTATTTGAACACCATCGACAATTTCCTTTGCATTATTTAAAGATGACATATCTTTTGTTCTTGTTTCTTTGTAAAGGCAGCCACAAGATTTTGTTTTACCAGAAGAAAGCAATCCGCTTCTTACGTTTAATTTATTGCCACAATCACATTCACAAAGATATATAACCTCTTTCTTTTTTGATCTCAATCCACTATCTGATAAAATTGTTAGACGACCAAATTTTTTACCAATGAAATTTTTCATATCTTATTGAAATAAATCTTCGTCAGATAATAAGCCATCTTCGTCAGAAAGCTTAACTTCACGTTCTTTTAAGTATGTATCTGTTTCAAAAATATCAATAACGCTTATGGCTGATAAGCTAGATGGTTTATTCACTACATAAACAATTTGATATGATTTTTTACCAATTTTAAAAAGATTTCTACTGCCATCAAAGTTTACTCTTTTGGCACATTGATTGAGATAATCAAACAATTTATTTTGATTTTTTATATGTAAATCATGGATAAAGTACAATTTTTCAAGACTGTATGGAATTTTTTTAAACGTTTTTCCACTAAACGTGTCAAAATTAACAATAAACATATCTTTGTGTGGCTTAATCCAATTAAGTTTTGCAGCATATTTATTTTTATTGAAAAAGTTTTGTATTTTTTCTTCTGTTGTATCAGATATTAATATCTGTTGAACTGATTTTTTGACATTAAAAATATCTTCAAGTGTTAAGTTTTCAATGTAATCTTCTAAAATTTCAGCTTTACCAAGAGACATTCCACTTATTTTTTCAGGATTAAGCTTATATCTATCTAGAAATTGTGTGCTTTGTCCAGTTGCTTTTGATACAGCATATGTTGTGATTCCTGAAATAGTTAAAAGCCAATTGATTTTTTTTGATAGTGACATGATATTTTCTCCTTTTTCTTTATCTTACATATATATTATACAATTATATTTGTATCATGTCAACAATAATATAAAAAAATATTTGTACTTTATAAAATTTTTTAAAACACAAAAAACCGCCCTCGATTAGAGAGCGGTTTTGCACTTTAAGAAAAAATAACTTTTACATAATAAATAGTATGTTAACACATCCTAAACAAAAAAGCAAGAGCCGATAGTGTCAGACGATTCTTGCCAGTGTGATTATCTCATGATTATGCGAGTGTGTCAATAAGGGTAAGAGAAATCCAAGTGTCAGCCTCTAAAGTTTTTCTTCTTTTTGATTTCCTTTATAGTGTTCATTGATGCAAAGCCATAATATTTTGCTGTATCCTCGTCCTTAATAAGTTTATGCAAAGAATCAATGATATCTCGAAAATGGTATTTAGGATTTATTTTACCCATCATTTCCAAGACAATTAAGAAAGGGAGAGCAATCCTGTTTGAATAAACACCTTCTTTATACTCAAACAAAAAATCTTTCCACTCTTCTTTTAACTTAGAGACAGTTATAAATTTAAAATCTATGATATTTGAATTGTGGGCGCAAATATTACGGGCTAGATTAATACATTTTAACCAAGAAATTAATTCAGGATTACTACATGAAAAAGTGCTTGAAATTTGAGTTAAATTAGTTGTTGACATCAATTCTAGCAAATTAACCATCTGCCCAAATGTTAACATATTTACCGCTAGCCAAATAGGAGGATATTTTTGTCTGTCTAGTTTTAATTTTTCATCCAATTCAGAGGATGATGCTTTTCTTAGCTCTCTTTTTAACTGTTTTTTAAAGTTATTTTCACTATAGGAAAGGTAGTGTTTGCAATACTCTTCTTTGTTACACCACTTAGAAAAATCTAGATAGCCATAGCTTCCTAAGCCGTTTTTCCCCAGAACATAGGCGATTTTTGTTTTTATTGCTACTTCAATATCTTCAATCGCATGGAGTAAATTTAATCTCAAATTCTTATCCTGATAATATCTAGATATAACTATCTCAAATTTCGTACCCTGATAATCTATTTTTTTCTTTTGTCCATCTTTTTGAATTTTTGCAAAAGGCTTTGCAAATTCTTTTATTTTGTAGTAAGAAATCACAGATAAACTATACTCTGCTTTACTTTTAGCTTTTCTTCCACTAAAGACAATACCTCTAGATTCCAAAAGTTCAACTTGTTCTCTGTAACTTTTGTGTTGAAAATTTTCCGCCATGAAACACCCTCAATTTTTTAGCAAAAAAACCCCCCATCAGAACATGTCTGCGCGTATGCGAGGGAGGCCATTGATATTTATATATACATTATATATTTTTATATAGCTTATTGTCAATGATTTTCCCTTTATATAATTAAACTTTTTAATAAAATATATTTTTCATCCAGTAAAAGGCACCTAAATACCTCCTGAAAAATCTGTTCAAAATAATAAACAGCCCCCGCAAAAGCGAGGGCATTTGTCTTATCTAAAGGAATTTTACCTCCTGTTTTATACTTGTGTGGCATTAGCTAAATACTTATCTTCGACCCATTGGTCAGACTGAGAAGCGTTAATACGTGACCATCCATTTACTTTTTCGTAGACTCTTACGCGAGTTCCTGCTTTGATAAATTCTTTATCAGAACTACTTGCGTTTGGCTTAGACTCTACATAATAGTCTGTGCTAAGGGTTGCTTCGTAGTACGGTACATTTGAGTTGTCTAATTTAGTATTTGTATCTAGCTTTTGATTAAAAGTAAGCTTGTTTTGTGGTTCTTGTGGTTTGTCAATCTTAGGTATATCCACTTTGCTACTATCATCTGCTAATAATACAATATTTTTATCTAAACCACCTGCTACTCCTACACTTGTAAACTGCCACCAGCGCACACCATCCATTGAAGGGAAGAACTCCCAAAGTGGGTCTTTTCGTACTTCGTAGTCTGGATAACCAGCTATCCAAATGCTGTTTGGGTACTTAGCGATAATTTGCTGATAATCAATATTATTAAGCGTAAATGGTTTATAGCTGTAATAAATAGGCTTATATCCAGCGTTTGCAATTTTATCCATAAACGCAATAACTGCATTAGTGTTAGCTTGTTTGTCAGCACTTGCAGAGTCTTCGTAGTCAATGACTAAGTAAGAGACTTTTTTGCTTGGTAAATTGGACAGAAATAAATCTGCTTCTCGTTGCGCTAAGCTGCTATCTCCTCCAAATCGTCCAAAGTGATAATAACCAATCGGGTCACTAGTATTAGCTTGTTGCTGATGCCTGTCAGACAGCCAAGCGAGTGACTCGGATACTTTGATAATCGTTTTAGTAGTGCCAGCTCGCTGACAAGTAGCAGTTAAGTCTGCTTGTTGATAAGCTGATACATCAATAAAATAATCGCCTTTATTTAGTCCTATATTACCTGTAACAGTAACTGCATTTTTAAAAACTTTTGGTCTAAACGCAGTAGGATAAGTTGCTGAATATGGTAGCTTTACTAAATTATATGCTCCATTTTGTCCACCTTGATTTTGACCAAAAAACCATCCGTACCCACCACCAGCATCACTATCAAATATAGCAACATGACTATAAGGTACAACATCTACAACTACCATAAAAATTGCGACATCTCCCGCTTGCATAGTCTCTACTTCGTCAAAGTAGTTTAAAATACCATTTTCGTGACGTTGCTCCCATATATCCCTCGCGTATCCTGTATTTGTACAGTTTGCGTATGGCAGTCCTAGATACTTACAGTAATCTGCGTAGCCATCCCAACATTGCGCACCAAACGATCCATCAATATCATAAGCGTTGCCATTTGAACGACTTTTATATTCTTGGTATGTAGCCATTTATCCCTCCTTTTCAAAAATCAAATAAAACGGATAAATAAAAAAAGCAATCACTGACAACGGAATATATAATATTGCTATTACTAGTACTAATGCTATTTTCGTGATTGCTTTCATTTTATCCTCCTATTATTTTGGCTCTGTGTAGGATAGCGCACGGCTGCTATCTGATACTCCTTGTGTAGTAGGGTCTGTAACAATACCTGCAATAACAAGTACTGAAAACACACTATTAACAACTACTAACAATTTATTACCTAAATCACTAAGTTCAAGTGTATAACCAAAAACATTTGCAACTGCTTGTACAACTAAAAATATTGCTGGAATAATTGCTGACCAAAATGCTTTGTTTTTAATTCTTACTTTCCAATTAATCATGTTATTTCTCCTCTTTTTCTAGACGACCAATGCGGTCACTCATATAAGACATCTCCTTTTGGACAACACCAATGGTCTGAGAAATGTCCTGTAACTGTTCTGTATTTTTATCTAAGTGACCTTTGAGCCACTCTTCACGTTTGTTAGATTCTGATTTTGATTGGTCATGGAAATCCATTAGCTTTTTCTCACGCTTATCAGACGTTCGCACCAGATAACCAACCACAATCATAAAAAGCAAGATAAAGAGAATAGCCCACACAAATTGTGATTGAGCGATTCTTTCTGCTTGTTCTACTGTCATCCGACTACCTCACTAACTTGCTAAAATTTCAGCAAGTAATTCTTCATCGCACATAATTGCAAGTTGCTCTTTTGTTTTGTTATTAATAAACTCTGAAAATCCCTTTTTAACAAAACTTGACCAAGCCATACGTCCATAATATAAGTCAATCGCAAATAATTTAATCATCATATCTATCCCTTCTTCCTGTAAAAAAATTCTAACCAATAGCAATAAGATCTTCATCTTTTAAAACCTCTTTTGCGTAAAGCGTACTTATCAGATTGATAAGTGTTTGTGTGCCTGTTGATGTTGATGTACTTAGTTCAGTCATTTTTTCAGACTGAGCTTTATCTTTATACTTTTCGTCGTAAAATATCTGCTCACACTTTTCAAGTGTTTCTGCAAAAGATTTATTATCAAAGTCAACTGGTAAGTCAAAAGTTAAGTTACCTCTTACGTGAGGTAAATCAACTGCCACAATTGCATTAACTTTTGCAATGCTTTTATCTTCTAACATTACAGGATATTTGTTTAAAATTTCCAATAGTTTTCCTCCTTTAAATTGTCCACTGAATTTGACCTTTTACGTTAACAGTCCATTTTGACGGATTAAACCACAGAATACGACCGTCTGCGCTCACTTGAACATTTAAAACATTGAGTTGTATAGTCCAAGCCGTTACTGCAAACATCATGTCGCTAGGTATCAAATTCGTAGGCATAGAGCCAACCGTCAACTTATCTATGCCATTCGTCGCAAAGTTGTACTTAACGGTGACTGTACTGCCTGTCTGCCTATAACTAAAACCATTGCCGATTGACTGCCAGCCTGAGTCTATCGTTGTAGGCAAGCTATCTTTTTTAACATACTCACTCCAACCGCTCCAAACCCCATTTTCCAATACTCTGGTAAATATAGTTTTATTTGTACGGTCGTAAAATTGTTGATAAGCATAGTTTGCCGTCTGGTGTCTTACAACTGTTACGTACCCAGGACCTGCCCCTACAGGTCTATTAGCACCTCTAAATACACAATAAAAACCTGTGTCTTGCAAGCTATTTAGGTCAGTGTCATCATGTCTAAAAGAGCCACCATTATTTAAAGCAAGTTGTTTTTGTTGGATTGGCTTGCCATCAGAGTAGATATTCCCAGCGACGTTTAAAGAACCTGAATCATCGATTTTAGGTAGTGTACCAATTCCAACGCTATTTTTGTGCCATGCTAGCGGAAAAGATTCTGTTGATACGGTCTGTTTTACAGGCGTTCCACCACCGCTAACAGAAAACAAATCACTTAGCAAGCCGTAAACATCAAACGATTTATCTGGTCCATACGTGCCACTCAAAGTTGCTGTTGAGTTAACAAGTTCTGCGGTTGACGTATATGTCCCACTAGCGTTAGAAGTATCAACTGTAAAGCTAGTTGTATTGAGTGGCGCTGTCTTAAAAGTCAACATCATCTTATTTTTTTGTACGCCATCAACAATAAGAGGTGCAATTTTAGCGTTGCGAGTAACAACCAAATTGTCATTTTTAGCGCCTGCTCTGGTTACGGTAAAACTGAACGCAGGTGGGAAGTACGGAATGACGTTTACTTCTGCGGTAATAGGGTCTGACACCCTGCCCCTACTATCTGTAACTGTAGCTTTAATAGTTGCTTTGCCACTAAAGTTAAATATCCCGAGCGGACCACCATTTTGCTGCGTGGATTGGTTTTTGCCAACCACCTCCGCATAATAACTAGCTATCGTCGACCCATATGCTCCTACAGCACCATTAAAAGTGACAATTGGATTGGATACAATTTGCACAAAATTATTAGCACCTACTAATGCAGATGCTTTTTGATTTGTATCCGATAAAACAAGACTTGCTATTGTTGGTTTAACACTATCAGGTAAAGTCAGATAAAAAATAGCGGTTGACGTCCCAATGACAGAACCGTTAGATTTTGTATCAACGTATATTGTTCCAGGTGTGCTAGTTGCATTTGGAACCGTATTAGCCCAATCTAAACTTGTTTTAAAAGTTGTTGAACCTTTTATATCACTAGCAACAACTCCAGTGATACCATTCACGTTGTATCTTACATCATGTGTAAAATCACTTGAACTTTGATTGATATTAACATTTAGCGCATCTCCAAAATAGCCGCTAGATACAGATACAGTACTTGCACGAGATAGCTTCGTTAGTTTAAATTGTTGGTCTGGTATCGTCAACGTTCCGGGTGCGTATCCACCTGGACCTAGCAATTTAGCAGCAACAACGACTATTTTATCTCCATTTGAATCGTGTGGAACTCTGATAGTTTTATCAATCAACAATTGATTGCCGTTAAAACCGATAGAGGAAGGTGCGTTAAAGTCATATTTAGCACCCACCCAGGCATATCCACCAAAACTATACTGAGCGTAACTGTTAGTGCCAGAAGTCAAATAGAGCCTAAACCTTACTTGACTACTATTGTCTGCAACCGACGTTGAAACCTCGTCAACAATATAAGTTAAGCGATAACTCTTGTCAGAGTTACTATAATATGTTGTCATCTATCCTCCTTTCTACCCGACATATCTTACGACGTTAATATCAGCGTTTAGTTCGTATTGCTCAATACGATAACGTCCAATTTGCAGTTTAGTTGTAAAAATACCGCTATCAATAACAAGCACACTCTGAGCTATATATGCTACTTCTTTACCACTTGAGTAAAAACTGATGCGATCGTTATCAACTCTAACGCTTGACGTTCCATCTTTTTGTCCGATTACAAGACCGTCCTCTGACTGACTCATAAATTTATTAACAAAATCAGTGCGTATCTGCATTTCTCCGATGTTTTGCTGAACAGCAACCATGCGATTAGATGCTTCAATTAGCTTTTGTTCAGATATTTTTTGACCAGCCTGTCGTGCCTTGATTTCGTCTTGTAGTGCTTGAACCCACTCATTTACTGTCTCTAATGTAGCTTTAGCTTGCAATTCAGTTTCAGCTATCCTTGCACGTTCGGCAAGTGCGTTTAACTGCTCAACAGTAAAAGCACCATCAGCTTTTGAATCAAGATTACTTGCTTTATCAGCTTCAGATTCCTGCCAGTCGCCTGTTTTATTTCCCCTAACGAGCATAAATCCACCAGAACTGAAACTACCTTGCTCCGATGACACCATCGCGAACCTTGGTCTAATCTTACCTGTTTTAGCTGGTGTAAAGGTGATTTCAAAGCGTCTGAGACTAGAGTCAACGTTTTTTATAATTGTCTCTCGTTGTGTATCGCTAGTAATAAAACCGTCGGTTTCATCGTACAAGTAAAAATACAGATTTCCTGCTTGCTCACGTTTAATATAAGCACTAAAAGTGTATGTTACACCTTGCTCAACCATAATGTCTTTTGTGTGTGATACCTTTTGACCGCTCGTCCATTTTTTTAATGTAAATGGATAATTAGAGAGATTCTCGTCTTCTAGCGTTGCAGAAGTAAACCAATCAGTCCCAACAAATGATTTTGTACCATCAATCAGATTGTTTGTGCCAACAACAACTGTTCCGACCATGTCAGTCCACTTATAATCAAGATAGTTTGTTGATTGTTCTATACCAGTATAAGTTCCAATAAACCTTCTATTTTTAGACTCAGTTATACTAAAATCAACTTTTCCATCTTCTGAATTAGCCCACGCTGTCCATGATGACTTACCATCATCGCCTTTTTCTCCATCTTCGGTATCTGTAAAGGATATTTGCGTACTTGCTACAAGTTCCTCGTTAACGTAAGCTTCGACTGTTATGTTTAAAACATGGTTAAAGTCACTTGCTTTAACTGTTAGCGAAGGACCTATCTCAATCAGTGAGTCGCCATTTTTATAAAAATAAATAGCATCGTAATCTTTCCCATTTTTTTGCAGGTTAGGCGTTAATACAGACTCACCAACCCCATTTTTAAAAGCAACTCCGTTTGAAGTCGCTAGTTGTATATCGTATGGAATTGACTCATCGTATAGACGCAACATATCACTAATTAAGTCGGAAGCTAACTGACTTTCTTTTTCGACAAAATTGCTGAATTTAGTTTTGTTAGAGCTGGGATTTGTTATGGATATTTCTTGCTCAGTAACCCTCGCTGTGAGAATTAGCGGTGGCTCGTATCCGTCGTCCTGTATTCGCACAACATCACCAAGTTCTAAATCAACATATCCATCGACTTCATAAGTGACAGCTGGATAAGCGTGTGCTTTTAAATCTTTTAAAGCAGTTGATATCAAGACATCCTGACTGTCAGTCTCAACTTCCATATCCTTACGAATCCAGTTGTCTCGTGTTTCGTTACCAGTCAGTACAGATGGATAGCGATCTCGTGACAAAGGAGCATATAAAAAGCCGTTTTTGAGATAGTATTCTACTTTCCCGTTTTCGTCTTTCCACTCTTTGTAGATAGAGTTATCGATATAGATGATTTGCTCTTCTTCATATGTTTCTGTTTGCGCCTCTTGTACAACTTCTTCGTACGATATCTGTGTTCCGCCAGTGATTTGCTGAGTAGTCGCACCATTGACAGACATACCTTGCGCTATTTCACGAGGGTAACATACTGTTTGTAATCCAGATGCGAAAGAGTTAATGTCATATGAGTTTTCGACAACATACATGCGACCAACAAAGTTTTGCTCCAAAACAGTAACTCTGGTCTTGGACACACTCTTGATAATACCTGTATGCCCCCAGCCTGTGGTATAAAAAGGAGCGCCTCGATTTGCTCGTACATTATAAATACCACCAGCTTTTAAGTTTCCAGCGTTAGGTGATTTATCTACTTTCCATCCATACGAACCCCAATTGTAGTCAGTACCAATCAAGGCAGCAGCCATACCTCCTCCGATACGACCTCTAATACCACCAATCGAACTGTCAATCCAAGCACCATCCAATTTTTTTGCATACCACCCAGATAGCGCATAACACTGTCCAGAACCGATTCTGCGCCCTTTCAGCTTAGTAGCCTCATTAATAGCTTGTATTGTTTTAGTGGCTCTTCTAGCGACGTTTACGGCGGTTATGGGCTTTACAGGAGTCTGCCACAGCTTATCAATCGTATTGAGGATATTTCCAGTTACTTTATTGATACCATTTCGGATATTAGTCATCAAATTTGTGTAGCTTTGATATCCTGCTGCTGCATAGTCATATTTAGCTCCACCAGCTCTAAAAAGCCCTTTTGTATAGTCTGCTATATTCTTTTTGCCGACGACATTATAAATCCCTTGTTTTGCTAAAAGATAAGTGTAATCTTTTAAAAAGTCATCTACACTTGCATAGTGCATGTATGTTCCACCCTCGTTTGCAGGACGAGCCATCCCAGTAGTGACTTTTACTCCACTTGGACGCGTCTGTGCTCCACCGCTCATACCTGCCCAGTTGTTGTCACGTTTACCAACTGTCGAATCACCCCAAAAACTCTCTAAATAAAGTTGCGTGATGATTCCACTTGGCAAAATATTATATTGCACTGCGTAGTTAATAATAGCTTGTACGTTAGCTTTTTTGATTGTATGACCATAATATTTAAGGTCTCCGCCTAAGTACGTGCGATTTGAACCAACCGTTTTAGTGACTTTACGAGTTACAGGATTAGAAATAACGCGCTCGCCTTTGACTGTCTTTTTGCCATACGGGCGTATGGCGTTGTAAATCTGGCGCTTGTCTAATTTTTTAGTGATACCAGTTACATTTTTTTGATATCTCAACACTATGTCGCTGCGGTCACGACCTACGCCATAGGACACGCCCTCTTCGTATTCCTTGTACACATTTACAATAAACGCTTTAAACGTGTGATTGTTGTGTAATTGAGTTTCAAATTCGATTTCTGCATCAAAATTATTAGCAATTGACAAAATACGAGCTAACTTAGTGTCTTGACCAGTCCATTCCAATGTCAGTTTTTTGTCCTTAACTTCGTTTGTGCCAATTGTCAAAGCACCCCAATTTAAAATATCAAACTGCACAAGATACTCTTCAAATGACATTGCTTTAGTTGCTTTATATGCGTTGCAATACTCGTTTAGTAACTCTAAATTAAGATTTTCGCAATAGCAATGTATTGTTGTCTCTGTTTCCTCGACTCGCATGATGTTAAACAATTGTACTTTATCTTTGTGTACAAAAGAAACAAATGCTTGATCGTTTAGTGCGTGATATTTGTGATTAAGTGGATTATCACCCAACAGCGATTTTTTATAAACAGAAAACTCAAATGCTGACGAACCAGTTGTGAGCTGTCTAGTCCACAAATCATCATAATAATTAAGTGCTCCTTGTCGCTCATTGTCTAAAAGCAAAACTGGATGTAGTTTTGCGTCGTGTATTACTAGAGTTATTACAACCACCTCTCTTCTAACAATAGTTCGATGTCAGGGTCTGTTGAAGAAAATTTAGACACATTGATGACGAGTTTAGACTCACCCGGTGGAATAGATATTGGTTGAGAGCCTAAAACCATATCCTGCAGGGAGTCAATATCTTTAGTTTTGACTGTATCATTTTCAAAATTAATAATAACTTCGTCACCTGGTTGATATTTATTGACGATATTGTTGTAATGAGACACGCCCATTTTTTCAAAATTGACTTTTTCAAACAGGTTGTAGTTGATATATTTAGAGCTATCACTGCATGTCCCCATTGCAAGATGTATCTTGCGGGATTTCTTCCCTTTAAGGGACGGAACAGTTACATGATGATGCGCACCGTTAAAGTAAATACGAAACTTATCTTCTTCCCTGAAAATCTCAACTGCTCTGCTTCTATTCATTGAAAAAGGATTGTGATAATTTCTATCTGCTTGGAATTTAAACTGCTTATAAAATCTCCAGCCCACACCGTCATCATCAAGCGCAAAGAAATTGTATTCTGATTCAAAACCATTTTTTCGTTTGTAAGTTTCGATTCCATACAAAAACTCGTCATTCCCTTCATCATCGATTCCCGTTACACAAAGCTTTAAAAAACCTTTCTGATCCTGCGCAGTAGCAATAAAAATCTGTTGCCACCACAAGTGTTCATTGAGAGTGTATTCTCCGTTTGAATCAGGATTGATAATAAACGTTCGAGTCCCAACATGTTCTGTGTATCCCGGTGTGGTGCCTCTATTTCCAATAACAACATATTCACCGCCTTTACCAGAGCCTAAGATGTTATCAATGCGCATCCGCTTAAGTTCTGTGTCGTATGTTGGTGGCATGTGATTAAGTTTTGCAACGTTTGGCGCACCGTCCAAAGCTTGTGCTATCGCTTTTGAGTAATCAAAAAGGACTTCGTTGCGATGCACGATAGTCCCGTCTTCTTCTTCCGATGATCCAAGTGCAAAAGCACCTGTTTCGTTTGCGATGCCAATGTAACCATTTTCGGAGTTGTGTTTTATTTTGATGATTGGCAACGCATTTGTGTTACCTTCATTTTGCAATTTAAATGTTAGTTTATTTCCATCTTGCGTGTAATCTAAAAACTTTTTGTAAGTAGTTGAATGCGCGACGCCATCTGGGATGTAAAACTCAATAACCGTTTCGTCGTACCAATCCGATATTCCTTTTAAGTCAATATCACCTTTTGGAATAGCCATATAATATCTGTCAGGCTCATCTGGTAATGTAAGTTTAAATGTCGTCTTACTGTGCAAAATACCAGCTATTTTTTCTCTTAATTTATTTAAATTTTCGTAACTATAAGTCGACGGTTCTGTCGTGTCTACAAATTTACTTGCTCCGATTTCTTTAGTTTTAAAACTAACAGTAACAAAAATAGTCTTAGCACCAAAACTAACCGATTGAATAGCTTCTCCTAATTCATTTACTTTTCTGGTAGCAACAGACCTATTATTACCTATAGTCCTCACTATGTTTAAACAATTCAAAAAAGGCGATAAATCAACGCCTTTATAATTAAAATTTGCCAATTATATCAAACCTTTCATTCTATTATTCATTATTTCTTTTTGTTTTTGGTATTCTGCGAAGTTGTCTCCAGCTGTTCGAGCTAATTCTTTACCATTCACAGTCACTACAACGTCTCTATTAGCAAAATCTCTAATAGCTAAAACCGCATCTTTCAATGCGACAAATCTATCATCTTCTAATTTTTTTGCTGAGTCATTTAATCCGCCAAAACTTGCATAATGAGTCACGTCAAAACTACTTTGTAAATCTTTCGTAATTTCCGATATGTTGATATCTTTAAGTTTATTTAATCCATTTTGGAACTCCTCAGAAATATGACTAGCCATACTAGAAACATTTTGCTTGACTGGTTCAAAGCTATCTGTGAGAGATTTATTAAATCCTCCCATTATAGCTCTACCCGCTGGAATAAGTAATGTTCTATCATAACTTATTGGTCCTTTATGCTCTTGAATCCATCCAGCGATACCACCGACAAAATTTTTAACTTTTTCAAAAGCTGAGGTCAATCCATTTAAAAATCCATCCATTATAGCTCTACCCGCTGCCCCTAGATCAATATTAGCAAGGGAATTAAGAATGTTTTTTATACGGTTAACTACACTAGAAACAACCTCTTTCGCAGCATTAATAGCTGTTGAAATACCGTTTTTCATCGCATTAAATGCCAGTATAGCGACACTTTTTGCTGTATTAATTTTAGATGATATCTCGTTTCCAATAGCACTCATTCCAGCAGCTACTACGTTAACCAAAAATTTTAGCGTCGCAGAAAATATACCTTTTATAGCACTCCATCCAGCAGAAAAAACTGATACGAAAACACCCAGCATACTTACAAATAAACTAACTAAAAACGTCAAACCTCCAATTATTATGTTTTTTATACCTTCCCAAATTGCTCCTACTCCAGATTTGATAGCGGTCCATGCTGCATTCCAATCACCATTTATAATTGCTAATATCACTTTTATAGTTGTGTTGATGACAGACATGCCAACTTGTACCACGCCTGTTATAACCAGAAACAAACCACTTAGAGCTTCAACAAGCGCACTCCAAGCTAACTTTAAACCGCCAATAAAAGTAGCGCTGTTAGCTTGTATGAAAGTGAAAATTGATAATATTAGTTGTTTCAATGTTTCGATTAGTGGGGTGACTGCATCAACCATTGATTTCCAACCAGAAATAATTGTATTTCTAAATGTCTCAGATGTGTTCCAAGCGACTACAAGTGCAGCTATAAATGCTCCGATTGCTGCAACAACTAAAATTACAGGTCCTGAAATTATTGAAAAGATTCCTGCTATTGCCGTGAACGCTGTAGAAACTCCTGCTAAAGAAGCAGTTACTTGACCAATAAAAATAATTACTGTTCCAAAAATGACCAAAAGAGGCCCAAGAGCTGCGCCAATACCTCCAATAATAACTGCCAGCTTTTGCCCAGCAGGAGATAACTTGTTGAACCAATCTATGACTGCTTGGATTTTACCAATAACTCCTTGCAACAATGGATTTAATATACCACCGATTGTAATGCCGGCTGTTTCTAAAGAACCTTTGAGCTGTTCAATTGTTCCTTTAAGACCGCTATTCATAGTGTTTGCCATTTTGTCAGCAGCACCTTTTGAATTTTTCAACCCTTCGGTTAATTTAGATAACTCGCCTGGGGTAGCGTTAATTAAAGCAAGCATCCCTGACAGAGACTCTTTACCAAATAAAATTGATAAAGCTGCAGATTTTTGTTGATCTGTCAATCCAGACATTTTTTCTCTTAGTTGTCCTGTTATTTCTGTCAAAGAACGCATCTTCCCATTCGTATCAAAAAAAGACAATCCGAGACCATCAATAACAGCTTGCATTTGGTCTGTCGGTTTTGCTAATCTGGTGATAGCTGTTCTAAGAGTTGTACCAGCTTGAGAGCCTTTTATACCAGCGTTTGACATAATACCTATTGCTGCTGCAGTTTCTTCCATAGAAATTCCCATAGCTCCTGCAACTGGTCCTGCGTATTTTAACGCTTCCGCCATGTCTGCAACCTCTGAGTTTGTATCTGCTGCAGCTTTTGCGAACACATCGGCTACATGAGTGGCTTCACTTGCGTTCAAACTAAACATATTTACCGCAGTCGCTGCCGCTTCTGAGGCTAAAGCCAAATCTCCACCAGAAGCCGCTGCTAGAGACATTACCCCAGGAGATGCAGCTAAGATTTGATTTGCATTAAACCCTGCCGAAGCCATCATTTCTTGTCCTTGCGCTACTTCTTTTGCACTAAAAACAGACGAAGCTCCTAAATCGATAGCTTGTTTCCTGAGTTTCTCGAAGTCAGCCCCAGTCGCTCCAGAAATAGCTTTAACTCTGTTCATTTGTGACTCAAAGCCCCCAAATGTCTTTGCTGCAGCTACCCCAATACCAACAATAGGCAGTGTTACATATTTTGTTAACCCCTTGCCAACAGCTTCCATTCCTTGACCGACCATCGTAGTGTATTGACCAATCTTTCCAAGCGTCGAGACGTTACTATTCCCGATAGACTTTATTTTATCTATCGTCGTTTGTGCAACGGACTGAACTTTACTCATTGTAGAAGTGAAATTTGAATCGGTAGCTCTTAAAATAGCTTCAACAGTGTATGCTCTACTAGACATTTAAACCTCCTCTCTCTCTTAATTCCTTAACTCTATTAGCTCTGTCGATGATTTTAGGATTTATGGTATTATCAACCGATGCTGACAATACTTGCTTTTTCCGTTTCTCATAATCGTAAAACTCTTCAAATTCACGGTAAACATATTCGCCTTTAGAATTAGCAGCTTTAACGTTGCGATTAACAAAAGCACTTAAGTAAATATCTCTTTCAGATTCTAAACGTTTTAAAAGATAACCTTTAATCCTTAAATTATATTCTTTTACTGTCATACGACGAGCAACATTAAAGTCTTTCACATCCAACAACCCAAAAATGTTGCTAATAATCTCGTTGTAGGTTTCAAGAGAAGAACTTGTTATATCTTTTTGATTTAACCCTCCTCTAAAGCTTTTAAGATCGGGCTTACTTGTGTTTTCAAAAGAGGTGCTTTCTTCAAGCTCGTTAAAAAATCATCTAAAACTTCTCCCAGTTTTCCATTTTCTGCTTGTTCTATAGCCCACTTTTCAATATCTTCTTTTTTAGGGATTGAGTATTCTGTGTGTGTAGCTGATAAAATAATATCTTCTAAAATAAGCGGATTTTTTGCAGCTAGCTGCATAACTGCAGTTTGAACTCCTGTACCAAACTTAAAGCCATTGTTATCAACAAAAAAACGCTTATCCATTTCTCGAATAAAGTCAAAGCCAAAGTTTAATGGGTAATTTTTTCCTGAAATTGTAATTTCTTTCATTTTTTGTTTTTGCTCCTTAAAAAATAAAAAGGGCTAAAAGCCCTAGTGTTATTTTGCTATTTAGAATCTATGTTATCTGCCAGAAACAACACCTGGACTAGAAAAGGAAGATTCATCAATTTTTGTTACATCTTTAAATACATATTGAATAGCTTTAATCTGTTCTTTTGTAAGAGTAGCTTTACCTTTGACTGGTTTGCCATCGATAGCCATTTCTGTGGAAATTTCAGAAAGTTCCTCGACATTGGAAGGGACTTCCCAAGACCCCAATCGCCCAATAGCATATTCTGCATCATATTTCCCGTCTGAATCGTTATTGCTATTCAAGTCAATATCCCAAACTTCAATTTGTTTACCTTCTAAAACAGCATTCTTTAGTGTCGTATTCAATTCATCACGACTTGCCACGCCTTTGATTTCCAAAGTTACCTCAAGCCCTTTGTCAGAATTGATAGCACCATCTTTTGTGATTTTAGCATCTGTTTTTCTACTATATTTCCATTTATGTTCTGTCTGAAAAGACAATTTAGCCGCAGCCGTCTTATCTCCAAGCACACGGAACATCAAAATATTATCTTTCCCGTAAATCGGTGAACTTGTGACCATATTTCCTCCTATACAAAATTAAAATAAATATTTAAAATGCCATGATAAAGATTTTCGTTTGTACTGTTATCTTTTAAGATTTGAGTATCGCTTTCGTTCATTACCATAGCCCATTTGTTACCATCAATTTGGCTAATCTTACTGACTTCCAACATGATTTGAGCAATCATATCGCTTACTACTTTTCTATTTGTTCCATCTCCCCAAACATTGATAGTCGTTGAGCACTTACCTATTAACTGCGTTTTTGTAGCCATAGGAATAATGTGAGTATCTCCCATCACAACAAACGGGTACTTAGTCCCGGTTGGTGGTAAAAAATCATAGACAGAAAAACCGAGACCGTCAATCCTCGTAAAGATTTCATCAAATAGCACTTGATCTGGTTGTTTCATTCTTCCGTCCTCGCTAAATCTTTAATAAAGTTTTTGATAACACCATCAAGAGCAGGTTTCATAAAGGGTTGAGCTTCCATGAAACGTGTCCCTGTTTCAAGGTAACCTGAATAATTCGTCCCGCTAGTTACTTTAGCCACTGTGTCTAAATTACTTAATTCTAAAGCGATAGATCTCTTTGTTGCTCCTGTCGGTTTAACAAATACATATCCCTCGCCTTTTCTTTTTTCATAATGACCGTTGAAATTTGCGTTTTGAACAGCTTTTTTATGTAGCTTAACACCGTTTTTTCTGACAGCTTTACGCTTGTTGTTAAACGATGCCTCTTTTTTTAAGGCATTTAATAAGTCATGTTCTCCTTCAATCGTTAAATTAATCATTGGGTAATTCCTCTACATATAACGCTCTGTTTCGCTTTGTAACGACACGATATGCTTTATCTGATATAAATACCTTAGATATATTTTTAACGTCGTGACGAAGCCTTACTACTCGTCTATCAAGGTCTAGCTTTTCTGCTAACATATTAGATAACTCTATTCCTTGCTCCGAAATATTACACGAAACTATTTTTTTTATGACTTCCCCACCAACACGTCTACCTAAAGCAGGGTCATAGTGCGGTTCGCCATCAACTTTGATTAAAAGGGTAACTCTGTCGTTATCTCTCATAAAAAATAGATACCACCTTTTTTAGCTTTTTGATCAGAAATCTTTAGTCTACTTTTAATCATTGAGTCGTATGGTTCGAATTCATTTAAAAAATCGTAGTAAGTGATAGCTCTTCCTTCAACGGACTCTGATTTAGCCCGTTCAGCACCTCGCCTGTTATAGCGAGCAATCAAACAATCCTCTAAGACAAACGAAAAGGCACTATCTATCTCAGAAGTGCCATACTCTGCTGCAAAGTGGTCAGTAATACGCTTTAACAACATTTGTAATAATTTGTCTTGTAAATTGTCTATAACGTCCAAGTCTAACTTGACGTTATCAATAATTTTTTGCGTGTTTATCAGTTCCATAAACACCTCCTAGCGAACAGTAGACTCTAATAGCTCCAGTAATTCTGCTTTTTTGGCTTTTGAGTCGTATTGTACTGCTAAGTCGTCTAATTTAGCCTTTATTTCGTCAATTTTAAGTTTGCTAAAGTCAATATGTGTATTGATATGATTTTCTAGCGCACCATTTTTAGTTAAATAATCAACACGATCACCAGCGTAATTATCTCCAACGTGATAAATTATGCCTGTTTCTTTATCCATAAAAGCTTTAATTACCTTAACCATTTAAACCTCCATCGTTACATTACTTGCACAGAACCGTCAATGATTTGTACTTCATCTAAACGCTCAAATGATGGCAATGAAATCATTGAAACTTTTGTTTGGACGTTTACAGGGTCACTTGTTTTAGTTGTTGTTACAGCGATACCAGTTTCTACAAGAGAAACATTCGCATCAGTAGCTTGTCCACCGAGTAGATCAGATTGTTCTGGTGTAGTACCAAAGACTGTATAACCAAGATTACCATTAGGAACAAGAGTAGCAATTCCGTCAGGGAAATACTTCTTAGCAGTTCCCTCGTCGCCAACAAAAACGCCATCTTTAAGCAACACTTCTAATCCTAATTCTTCTGAAAGATACGCTTTTAAATCTGTCTTCGTAACAGTAGCGCCAGTAGGAGCAAGTGGTTTTATAGCTTTAAGAGTAGATGCTGAATTTTTGATGTAACTAAACGTTTTAGAATTTAAGATAATTGCTTCTGGAACATAACCACGCTCTGTAGCTGTTTCAATAGCTTTTTCGATATCAGCAAGCGGATTAGACTTGTCTTTATCAGACCAAACAGCATCAGCTTTTGTCTTTTGACCATCTGCCAATCCATAATCAATATCTTTCATCACACCATTTGACTTGATATGGATTTTGCCGCTAGATAACACTTCCATACGCATTGCTTCTAATCGTGCCTTAGCTCCAGTAATGAGCGTAGAATTGTCATTAAAAATAGTTGATAACACTGTGTCAATAAGTTCTTGATTTTTAGTTTGTGCTAAAACGTTAAGTTGTTGACGGTCAGCCTCTTTTACAAGCATGCCTTCCTTGAAGTAAGGCATTTCTTCGTCTAACAAGTCTACAGACATGCGGTCACGAAGTGGAACTTTAGTGTCAAACGCCGCCGCTTTGATACTAACTGGTTTGCCAGCTGCTCCTTTGATAAATGATAACTTAAGACCAAGTTGCTGTTTAGATGGGAAAGCTTTTTCTCCCAAAGTCAAGTCAACGTTTGCTTGTTGTTTATCATAAAACCCTTTGATGTTAGCAGATGTTACAACGTCATAAATTAATGCCATTATTATTTACCTCCTTTTACAAACACAATATGTGGTAATTTAGCAGCTAGTGTTGATGGGTCTTTAGCTAAATTTGTGTCAACTAACTTATCAGAGTTTACTGTGCCACGATAAACAAGTGCACCAGTAGCGTCACCTTTAGACAAATCCACATCTGTTAACAAAATGCCATCAATATTAGCTTCACTTTTTACTTCACCATCTTGAACTGGTTTTACTTTTTTGGTGCGGTCTTTAAAAACAGACGCCCCGTCACCTGCTAAAACTGTTCCTGCAGATGCTAATCCATTACCAAATTTACTTGCATCTAAAGTCACAGAGATTGCTTCATATGGTAAGTTATGTAAAATCTCTTTTGATGTTTTTACTGTACGTTTTTTCATTTTTCCCTCCTAAAATAGTTTGGTGTTAACTTTCCCAGCTCGTTCTGCTAAGCTTGCACCAAAATTTGATTGAGTTGTAATAGAACCACTTCCGATTGAAGGTGTGGCTTGTCGTGCTAATGATTTGCGGTCATCAGCGATTGCTTTAGCAAATGCGCTAGCTAGCTTAGTGACATTTGCCTTTGTTTGCTCTGCATCTAAAGTTACTGCAAGACTAAGAACATCATCATCAACATTGATGTCAGCCTCTGAAAACATTTTACGAGCAACTGCTGTTAGTTCGTTGCGTGTCTTATCATCTTTTAGTTGTTGCAACTCTTCTAACAATTTCTGTGTTTCGTAGTTAGCTTTTTCTTCGCTATTCATCTTTGCTAATTTTTTAGCTTCGTCTTGCTCTGCTTTAAATTGCTCTTGAGCGTCTTTGTGAGCTTTTGCAACTGCACGATTTACATTTTGTTTAATCATTTCAGTTACTTCTTCTTGTGTAAAAGTCTTTTCTGTTGTAGCCTCTGTTTGCTCTTTGACTTGAGTGTCGACTTCCTCTTGAGCGACTTCTTCAACCACACCATTTTCAACTAAATCTGCCATGAGGCGCCTCCTTGTTTAAAGTCATGTCTGACTATAATATCTTGCACAGTTTTTAGCCTTAAGCACGTTTTGGGCATAATAAAAACCAGTTGAATTCAACCAGTTTGAGCAATTATTAATTATTTTTCAATTTGGAATCTAAATCAGATAACGGAAGCAATGCGAATAATATTCATCAACTGTTGTTAAAAAAGAATATTAACCAACAAATAAATTTCACTTTTTACCTTTCTTATGTTCGATGTCTTCTCCTATAACAGCACAACGGCAATGTGGGTGGAATGGCGGAGCAGTATTACCAGTATCCCATTTTTCCATTGGATAAGGCCCATCACTCGCTATCCCTTTACAAATAGAGCAAGCAGACGGTTCTGGTAGTATTTCAAATCCGTTAAAACCATTATCTTCTATAGACATTTTGCTGACTTCCATTTGTATTCTTGCGTGTTCTGTTATAGCGAGACGTCTAGCATAGTTATCTGACACTTCAAATTCTTTTTTTAGCTTATTGGATAGTTTAATAGCATTATCACCTCTTGCAATAGCTTTATAAACTTCATCTTTTACTATTCTTCTAAGTTCATTTTGTCTTTGCCAGATATTTTCGGACCATTTTGCTCCTTTAAAATTTGCATTAATCGTTGTTTCAGAGAGTCTTTTTATAGCTTTTTGGCTTGCGACAGAAGTACCAAGCAGTCCAGATTGGAATTTCAATTCTTCTTCATAACCATCTTCCAAAAATCTTTTCGTTGCTCTGTACTCTTCTTCCGATAAGTTTTGCATTGATAAATCAATATTTAGTTGTAAAAGCTCTAATGCGTTTACTTTCATCTTTAAATTATAGACAGCCATATCTATGTTTTCTTGATGCGTAAAGTTAGCTTTAGTGACTTTGACACCCTCTTTACGCATTTCGCTTGCTCTTGCGACTAATTCTTTAGCCTTTTTTTGATAAGCATTAATATCAACGTCAGAAACTGCTTTTTTAGCAACCTTTAATTCCATCGCTTCTTTATCTGCATAACGCTGGTAAAAAGACTCGATTTCTTTTTCGATTTCACGAAAATGGTAATCGTGTATCTGTTTCATGGACTTTCCCAACTTGATATCTTTTTTATCTTTGGCTTCCATTTCTTTTTTTACACGTTTACGCCAATAATCTTTCCCCTCTTTAGTGTGCATGTCCATGAGCTAACTCCTTGTCCGACATACGTGTTTGAGCGTCTAATTTTTGAGCTAACAAACTACTAGTTTGCGACTCTTCAGCAATAAGAGCTTCTTCTTTTTCAGGGTCGTCAACAATTCCAGTAACGGACATTTTAGTTTTATTGGATAACTCCCCTCCAAGTGATTTAAAGTCATTTATTTTTTCTTGGTCTGATTTAGGTAGATTTGGTGTAAAGATTATTTTTAGCCTACTAATATCGAAGCCTTTAATCTCACTTAAAAACTCACTAACATGAGCAATAAGCTTATATCTACGTTTCAACGACTGCTCAAATAACGCTTGTAAATCCACACGTTCTTGATCCAGTCCAAAAACTTTCCACTTTAGAGCTTCTCCCGACTGATGACCAGCAAATTTATTGTCTGTCATATCTGGCGTATTAGTAAACCTGTGAATATCCTCTGCGATTCTGTTTTTATATGCTTCGGTTCCTTGTACATCATATTTTTTATACAAATACTTAGCATCAATAGAACCTTCACGCCCTCCGTTATCGACGGGAGGCTCTAGGTTTAACAATCTAGCTTTTCGCATAGCTCTCAAATATGTAATGGCTTTTTCTTGCGTATCTACGTATTCAGGAAACGACACACGACCAATAATCGCTAGAATAGCGTCTGACAAGTCTTGCATGTAGTTGGCTGTGTCTGACTGCGCAGAGTCGTACAAATCAATCAAAGATAATTCTGTTTCGTAATCGCCTAAACCGTCATCTGTATTAAGATATTCCGTGATAGGAACAGCACCAAAAGCGTGCGGTTGTCTATCTGTCTCTGTTAATTCTCCATTAAATTCAAAAAAGATAACTTCTGAACTTGTGTAAACTTCTACTATCTTATCTGTTTTATCTATTTGACTTTTGTTGTAGTATCGTACGCCAATAAGACTATCTTTATCAACGTCATTTTTATAGATAATAAAAGTCTCTCTCGGGTCTAGTCTTATCACTTTTGTTTTATCATCTGCACTACGATAAACAAGTTCGTAAGCACGGCCAACTTTAGACAAGTCTTTTATAAGTTGTCTATTTAATTGGTGGAAATTGTTCTTTTTTGCTAACTCTTTTAAAAGTTCGTTGTTAACTTCATCGTCATACTCAACACGTATTGGATTCCCAACAAGATACCCTTGTTTAAATGTTGATATATACTTGCCATAATTGTGTATGGCACGAACATCAGCCATGTCCTCATCTTGTCTACGATCAGACTTAGATACTTCGTGATTGTTTCCTTCTGCATAATCTAATAGCTCTTGTATGCGTGGTTTTTGAATGCTCTCGTGGTGTTTTAAGTATTCAAGTAATATTTTATAGTTGTCATCAAACAAAGCGCTTATATCGTTTATCTGATACCTCATTCTTGACTCACGATGAAAACGCAACTCTAAAAGTTTATGATTTCCAGTTGAGTCAATAAAATCTTCTATGTATGCCATTATTTCTCCTATTTAGTTTTTAAGGCCTTGACGTAAAACGTCAAACTGATTACCTGTTGGTCTGTTATCTGTCAGCCACTGCGAGTACAAAGCATAACGCAAGGCATCTAGCACATCGTCATATTCTTTTAACGGTTCATCTTTGGTGCTGTTTGGCTTCCATTTGTATTGATAGATTTCATCAAAAAAACGAGGAATAACCCCTCGCTTGATAAATAAATTATTTTCTTTCAAAAGTTTGGCGATATGTTCAATACCTGCAACGACTTCTTTGCTAGCATTTCTTGTTTTGATGCGTTCTCGTCTGAAACGAGCGACGTGTTCCGGTCTAGCGCTGTCAGCCCAAAAAACAATATCTCCATAAACTTGCATAAACTCTTTAGCCCTATCAACCCACCAATCAATTTCCTTGTACTGCTCAGCAATGCCATCAACAAGATACCGATTACCTTCGCTATCCTCACCAATAATCACGATAGAGCCATAATGGTCATAGCCCCAGTCGACACCTGCAAAGTAGCGGATCATTTCTGGGAGGTCATCAACTTCGTGGATAGATTTATCATAATCAGCGTAGATAGCACCTTCTGCGACCGTCCACTTGCCAAGAATATCACGGTCATAGAATTTTCCGTTAGGCGTTGCAGCTTTTATAGATTCGATGTATCGCTTAGACAAAAATGTGTTATCGTCTAATTTAAAGCTAAAATCAATAATCATATCATCGTCAGAGTCAATATAATCCGTTTTGAGCCAATGGTTAGGGTTATCTGGGTTACTATCCCAAACTATCCTTGCACCCTCACCAGAACACCTAGAAATGATTTCTTTGAACACGGTCTCGTTAGCAAGTGAAGCTTCGTTAACATATGCACCATAAGCCGTAAAACCACGAGCACGTTTAAGCCCCGATATAGAACCAGTATAGACCTGCACCACCTTGACTCCAGCTAGAACAAAAGCACCATGTTTATCATATTTAGGTTCAATATCAAAGGTATTGTACAGGTCTTGTAAAATGTTGTTGTGAATAGATGTTGACGAAGTCCCAGCCAAAATATACATTGGTTCTTCAACGCCTAGTTTGTCAGCTATCCTACGCACCCTCACCAGCTCATTAAGAAAAGTAATATTGTTAACATAGGTTTTACCCGAACGCTTAGCGCCGTGAAGACCGCATATAAAGAAGTCGTTATGTCTGATTTGTTCAAGCACTTGCCATTGTTTAGGCGTAAAATCAACGATCATCTAAAACCTCTCCAAGCGCCTTAGTAAAGGCAACCAATTTATCTTCCTGTTCTTCATCACCAACAACTTGTGCTTTAAGTTTCTCAATTTCAAGTTTAAGTTTTTCAAGTTCCCATTTAGTCGGATAGCGTTTCATCAATTCGCTACCTGCTTTGATAACCTCAGCGATAGATGGCTTTTTCTCGATACTCACAAACTCACCAGTCACTGGATTTAATTCGGTCACTTCTTCGGTTAGTTCTTGTCTGAGAACCTTAGTAAAAACTCTTAAAATCTCATCTGCTTTTGCGATTGCTTGGTCTTCTAAAATAGCCATACGATCATCTATCGCTTGTTTTATTTGAGGTTTTTTGAGGTTTTCTGCACCAGATTGATAGGCTGCTTTTTCAGCATATCCTGCCTTGATTGCAGCATCAGTTGCATTTCCCGAGATGATGTACTCATCTATAAATTTTTGTTGTTTTAACGTTAATTTAGCAATTTTTCATCACCTCCTTTAAAAAATAAGTATTTTATGCGTATTTTACTTGACAATCATTGCTTTTATGTGTATAATATAAGTATAGAAAGTGAGGTAAGCAATATGCCAATGACCCCTAAGCAAATGATTAAATTGCTTAAAAAGAACGGGTTTTATGAAATTAGTCAAAACGGTAGTCATAAAAAACTTCGTGATGACTTAGGACACCAAACAATCGTTCCAATGCACAATAAAGACCTTGGTAAGGGTCTTGAAGATACCATCTTAAAACAAGCGGGTTTGAAATAATCCGCTTAACAAGATGACTTGCTTATCTCACAATAATCAAAGGAGAATTATTATGTTAGTTTATCCAGCTATATTCACACAAGACTCAGATTATATCATGGTTACATTTCCAGATGTCCCTGAAGCAATCACTCAAGGTGAAGACTTTCAAGAAGCTTACGAAATGGCTGTCGAAGTCTTAGGTTTTGCCCTTGAGGATTATACTGACTATCCAAAGGCAAGCTCCGTTTCTGATTTAAAAGAACAGTATCCTGATTCTGATATTGCTTTAATTGGCATTGATATGATCGCCTACATGAAAAAATATCACTCTAGGAAGGTACGCAAAAACGTGACTATTCCTGAGTGGTTGAACAACGCAGCCGAAGATAAAAACCTCAACTTTTCTCAAGTCCTTACTGAAGCACTTGAATTAAAATTACAAGCATAAGAGCCACCGTTGTGGTTCTTTTTGCATAATAAAAAGCCACCACAATGTGATGACTGAGTAAAGCGTGTGAGTGGATTCGAACCACTTCGCCTAGATGCCTAGCTACTTACATCACAAGGAATTGAACCTTGTTGCCAATACACGCTATAGGAACAGTCGGAATCGAACCGACACATATAATCAGACCGTCGACAATCCAATTATCAAGGCGCTACCTCTACCGTTTTCCAATCACGGTTCATGTCCCAACGGTTTAGTCTTACTTTGCGCAAAGGTCCCCGTAGAGATACCAGTGCTTATTTTTAAAGTAAGCCTATAGACCCATCACGAATCGAACGTGATTAATACCATAAGGTCTACACAAAAACGGTTATAACTCCGCTCCATGTCCCACGCCCGCTGTATTGCTCTAGTGGCTGAAATAACCACTACTGAGACGACAGGATTCGAACCTGCACGCCCCACATACATAAAATAGCAAGTTCGATAGTAGTTAAAGTTGACGACTAAATAAATAGCCTGTTGGTAAATGATTATCTCTTCTTGCTATTTTGCTATACTACAATATTAACACGGTTATTAGTATTATGTAGTATCAATTTGTATCTAATTAGTATTTTTTAGTATCAATTCCAGACTTTCCTTGCCTCTTCTGACAAACATAAAATATTTATTACGATTGCCTATGTTCAAACGCTCTCTGGCTCTCTCGTAGTCTCCATCACAGTCAAGATAAGTCGTTAGCAAAACATGGCTCTCACAAATGCCCATGCTTTGCACAATCAAATTAGCCATTTCTTGTCGACGGTCTTTTAAACGCTCAATCTGATCACTATAATAGCTAACCATGTGCAGCATCTTTATGTTTTTATCTTCTTGAGATTGTTTGACCCCGCCAGATACCTTCATATCAGACCATTGAGGAGACTTAACAAGCGACCGACTCATTAGGTTAGCGTCTCTTTCAAGGGTCTCTATGAGATGTGGGATAGTCTTTAATTCTTCCAAAAAATTATTAGCTTTTGTTGTCGAAATGTTGCCCATCTAACTCTCCATTCATGATATAATATATTTAGCAATTTTTAATCATGAAGGCGTTCCACATGGACGTCTTTTTGTTTTGTGGAGAAAAGCCCTCTCTTCCTTTTTTATTTTGACACAGGCGCACGATGTCGTGTTAAAGCATTAGCGACGCCTTGCATAATCATCTGTGAGCGATAACAGACTTTAGATTTTTATGAAAAAAATGTCGGAGGATATTTCCCTTTCTAAAAATTTCGCTCTATAACTACGTAACGATTATTCCACGCTACGCAGCTGAATACTTACAGAAAGCTTCCAGGGTAAGTTTAACGAGTATTCCAGCTCGTAGACCCACAGAGCCATTACAGGCTCTTAGGCGCTTGCGTGGGACTTTAATTTGCTTCTGTGTTTAATAGTTTAAAATGCCAAGTTTCATATTCACCATGATAAACGAAGCCTATAGAGTCTGCGTCAACGATTTTATCGCATACAACATATGCTAAATCAGTATTTTTTAAATAATCTTTTTCACCATATTTTACAATAGCAATATCATGTTTTTTACCATTTCTAAAATAATAGCCAGAGGACAAATTATATTTGTCATTGTTAAAATCATTTGCATATTTTTTGGATATAAAAATTGTTTTTTTTTTCATTCCGTCACCTCAAGATATTACATAAACAAAGTCACTATCCAAAGCAATAACAATACGACTAGCGGAGAAATAAACGCTCTTGCAATCACTGTAGCAAAATCTTCATCTGTATTTTTTTTAGAAGCAAAAGGACTAATTAACACATTGATTCCTACAGCTTGCGGTAAATTGATAGATGGTACGCCATCAATTGTTGATAAAATGTTATTCCAACCGTATTTAATAACAAATCCAGATAATACTAAGCCGAACGGCAATAGAACTAAAAGTATAATAAAGTTCTTTTTAGCATCATTTTTATTTTTATCATAATTCATAATTTTTATTTAACTCTCTTTCATTCATTTTCTACATCTTTTCTAAACTGCCAAGCCCAGTCAAAGTCTTTGCGGATTTCGGATTCGGTGACGTTTCTAATATTTTTGTATTCCTCTAATTGATCTTCATATGCTTCAATTAATTTTAGTTTCTTGTTTACCTTTACTAAAATTATTTTTAAATCACTATTCGGATTTGGTATCTCAACCGTATACAGCTTCTCTTTTTCGATTGTGTAGCCATGCATCCAAGCACTAATAAAATCATTGTGGTGGTCAATAGCCCAAAGCCACACATCATGATAATAGCCACCTCGGTTATCAGAGGTGAGATTATCGTACATATCTATTGCAGACGCATCCGAAAATGATTTTTTATGTTCCTCAATCCAATCAGCCACAAACCGTGGCACTTCTGGTTGAGGTTGGTCAATCTGGTCGAGTAATACTTTTACAATATGTGTTTTCACTACTGGAATGTCGCCGACACCACCTTTACCAATAGACTGTTTGTCTATCAATTTCTTCGCTTCTTCAATATTCATTTTCTACCTCCAAAAATACTTCACTGCATTCATTGCACTCAATTCTATAACCTCTTTTGTCAATTACCCATTTATAAACATGATTATCCTTGCTATTTTAGTCGCTCATACGAAAAACGAATATGCTTAAAAAAATCTTCAATGTCAATTACTGCACAACCATCAATGTCAGACCTAAAAATTAGATATTCTGAAATAATACGTTCAATGTCTTCAATCTTCATCAGCTATTATCTTACCTCCCATTTTCGTCAAATCAATCCTCTAAATTTTCTTCTCGACAAATTCGCACTGCAAACTTATATTTTTGGTCTGGCGATGGCAAAAATACCTGCGCCCCAAATTGTCCTGGATTATTGTGCAAATCGTTGATAATTTCCATAATCTGATCGCCAACTAAAAGTGGAGCAATAAATTCCGTCATCTTCAATTCGTCAAGTAGTTCTTTTACTTTGTCTAATTTTTCAAATTTTTGTTTGTTCATTTCGTACCTCTTGTAAAACCTTTGTAAAAATTTCTTTAACTAATTTATGCGGTATATTTGACCGCTCATTATATGATCTTGAAAAATCTTTTTTGAAGTCAACCTTGTTCGGGATATTTTTATGCATTAAATCAAGATTGATATTTCCAGAGAATCTGGTCGCTTTACTGATTGGGTAATCATAGTTGTTGTAATAAGTGAAATTTTTGTAAGGAAGTTCAAATCCTTGAACTCGCTCTATATACTCCCAAATTCTTCCGTAAGCTGGGTTCTCGATCAGATAATATTTCGGTTTATATCTCTTTATGATTTCCAGTGTATTAAAAACTGTTAGTTCCCCATTTATTCGCTTTAAAAATGATTTATCAGGCTTAAACTGATATCTGTCATAGTCAGTAAAATCTCTGACTGTAAATTTTGATAACGGTATTTGTGGTTCAAATAATCCATCTCCTCTCTCTTGCTTCCAGCAGGCGTTACCCCTATCCATTGCGCTTGCAACTGACCATGACTCACACGGAGGACTAGCGATAATCAAATCAGGTTTAGGAAGTTTATCAAATTCATCAAATAACTTAGTGTCGCCAAATAGCCTACTATAATCAGCTAAATTCAGATTGATAAAATGATTATTCTTGTTCTCAATATCAATTCCGACTGGGTATATTTCAATCTCTGGGAACTCTTTAGATGCCTTTGTATATGACCCGTTACCGCTATCAAATAATGCCCAAACGATCATCCTCATCCCCCATTTCCTGTAAGTTCCGCAATCCGCTTAGTCTGTCTAGCTCTATCATCACTAGCACGTTTAAGTTGCTTTTGTGTCCTGCGTAATGCAGTCAAGTATTTCTTGTTCTTCAATCATCCTTCTAACCTTTCTAGTAATTCTGGATTTTCGTGTATATTTCCGATATTTTCGATTTCCCGAATTTCGTCTGGACACCCGTCTTTGTAGTTGTAAAATGGATCGTGTGTATCTGCTTTATCAACTATGTTCCAACCAAAATCTACAAATTTTACTTGTCCTACGTACTCAGACAAAGAGTCGTTAAAAAGTCTGCAACACTTAACGATATCCCCATCAAACACCTCAATGCCGTTTTTATCTTTTAGGCCTGTTGATTGCATGAGTATATAGTTGTCAAGATTATCCTCTACAAAATGGAATGTCTCCATATGTCCGGGACGAAACTCATCATAAGCTAAGCTGCATCTATATATTTTGCGCACACTTAATTCAAAGCCGTCAACGCCATACATCTTTTTGGTCTCTTTATTAAACGCTCTAAAATTCGGTATCATCAGAATTCCTCCTGTTCAATCAATCGTCTAATGACTTCTATACAAACTTCTGCGTTATCTTCGTCATAATTATCATCGTATTCATTGATAGCAAGTCTAATGTCTCTTACTAAATTTTTATTAATTAACATCGGTTATCCCCATGCTCTAAATTTCGGTGTCGTTCCTCTTCCTCCAACCAAACCGCTAACATCATGCAATAATTAGCCATGTCATTTAACGTGTCTGACAGGCTTTCTGAGACGTTTTTGTCGCTGCTTATAAGATTATATAGTCTATTGTATTTATCGCTTATACGTACGATACCAGCAATAAATCCGAAGTCATTTAAGGACTTTTCAAACGAGTTCCCATAATCTGCATTTTTAGCCAAAAACATTTGATAATTTTCGTTGTATGCAGCTTGCATACTCTCTGCGTTTATTTTATCTGCCATACTATACCTCCTCAAAAACTCATTGCTGCGTACATCAATCGCTTGACTTGCTTGTAATGATCTAACTTTGTATCTCTGTGCTTTTTGTTTAACTTTATAAAAAGCTCCGTTTCGTGGCTGTTTGGATTGTGATACTCTCTGTATGATTTAAGATACAGCTGCACATAAATATCTTCGTCAAAATAATCTTTAAACGCTTCAATAACGTATGGTCTTGGCAAGGTTTTTCGACGTCTGTTATTTGTAACACTACATCTTATTAGCTCAGCTTTTTTGCAATCTACATCTAGCTTTTTAATTTGCCTTACAATCCCATTGTCAAAAATTTTGTAAAATTTATCTATTAATTCATCTGTCAATTTCTTCAATCCTCACTTTTATTCTTGGATTCTGACTGTATTTTTTCTTTGCTCTTAAATCACATACGATATTGTCATCCGACCAAACGATGCCTGATTTCTGTATTCTGTCGTAACCTGCATCGGAAATACTATCAAAAACAGCCTTAATCAGATTATCAATATCAGGCTTCTTAGCGTGCCATGTAAGTTCACGCACGAAGCTCTGATATATTTGTATTGTTTTACCTTTAGAACGTTGTGTAGGCTCTTTTGATAGCGTTTTGGGAGCTTTCATGTAAAAGGTTACCTCTACCTTTATGCAATCATCGAAAAACGGTCCATCATAATTTTTTTCTATCCATCCAGAAACCTCTTTTCGCCATCTCTTCATCTTTGGATCTTCGTACGTACCAAATTTGCTGAACTTAGGTCTAGTTTGAGGTTTTGGTTCGATTGGTATTTCAAATTCTGTCTTAAAAGTCATATTCCTCTTCAATCCCTACCAACAATGCAATTCGTTTTGAGCTAGCTAACGCTTGATATGATTTAGTCATGTACTGTTCTATTGTTGCTTTTTTAATTCCAAGCCGTGCCGATAACTCTTCTTTTGTGCCAACGTCGACAAATTTGTCGTCATCATATATTGCATATATCCTTTGTTTCCTCGGCTTCGTCATTTTTTAGAATGGTAAGTCATCATCTGAAATATCCATTTTGTTGGCATTGCCAAAATAAGAATTAGAACTATTGCCGCTTTGATTAGTCTGTTGTTGGCTATTGCGACTTTCTAATAATTGGAAATTTTCCGCAACAACTTCTGTTACATAGATACGTTGACCTTGTTGGTTTTCATAATTACGCGTTTGGATACGACCTGTAATTCCAACCAAAGCACCTTTTTTTGCCCAGTTAGCCAAGTTTTCAGCTTGTTGGCGCCAAATAACACAGTTAATAAAATCAGCCTCACGTTCGCCAGATTGATTTTTAAAATTACGATTAACTGCAAGTGAAAAAGTAGCTACCGCTTGATTACTTGGTGTATAACGAAGTTCGGCATCCTTGGTCATGCGACCTACTAGTACAATGTTGTTAATCATTTTTTAGTCCTGCTTTCTTTTTGAGTTTATTGATTAATTCGTCTGCTGAAACAATGTGTTCCGTATGCAAATTTTCTAGTTCCCCCACTTTTAAAGTATCGGTTAGCCATTTTGTTAACTCTTCAACGTTTTGGTTTGTGGCTTTCGCAATATCATTTAAATCAGACTTGTAAGTCTCGATTTGGATATTGCTGATTTTTGGTGTTTGATATCCTGTCTTTTGTGTTTTTTTAGTTGTAGCTTTTGGCGATTGCCTGGAATTGTTTGGTTTACTATCTTCGTTGCCGTCATCATCTTGATCGCTTGTTATCCCAAAAATTGCCGATAGTGCATAGCGTTTTGCGTAAGTGATAGCCGAACCAGCGCCTTGTACATCATTTTTTGTAGGTTTAACACTTAAAGGCCCGTACTCAACCCATTCGCCGCTCGTGTGCATGACAAGCGTTGCAACATCGATATAACCGTTTTCTGTGTTTGTTGTCGGGTCCTGCGAAAAAGATATCCCGTTATTGGCAAAAGCTGTTGTGATTGCTTCTGTAACATTTTCAAGCGGCACGTATTTGCTTTTGAAAAATGGGTTATCCTTATCTTTTAGTGGTTGTTTTACCTCTAGCTGAGCTTTACAAAAGGCTTTAGCATATTCTGTTATACTTTCTGATTTCCTCATTTACTTTACCTGCAAACTTTCTGTTTCGATTAGTTCAACTCCAGATATATCAATTCCAGATTTCAAAGCTTTTGAGATTTCAGCTTTCATTGGTTTGTATTCAATTTTTTCTTGCATGTAATCAAGAGGAATTTTTGTTTCGTCCAAAATCTCAACTTTTTTACTTCTTCGCAAAGACACCTTAAACATTCCAGCGTCAACTTTTTTCTTTTGACTCAATTCCATTGCAAGCCTGATCGTCTCTTTGTATTTTTCCGCTTTGGCTTCCGCTTGTTTTTGCTTTTTATAAAAAGCTTCTTTTTCGGCTTTATACTTTTCAGCATCAGCCTGCACATTTTTTAACATTTTGACAAAATACTCAATGTTATTTTCTAAGTCTGACTGAAAATCAATGCTGTCAAGTGTATCTTGGAATGTTTCTTCGTCTAAATCCATTGACTGTAATTGTGCGTAAATACCTTCTAATTCGTATAAATAAGCCATATCATTTCCTCTTTCTGTGTTTCAGCTGCCAATTTTCGGCTCTTAAGCTCTTCAACTGTTTCTTTAACTCTATATTTTCTTCAGCTTCTTTAAGATAATCAGACATCAAGTCGCTGTATCTACTTTGCCAATAACGAGTAGACTCGTATAACTCTTCGCTCATATTTAGTCTTCCAAAATGTGAGATTTAAAAGCCCATTTACTATCAAGTCTCCGATTGACAATTAATTCAGGTTTTACATCAAATTCCGTTTCAATGTATTCCATCAAGTCTTCGTCTGTATAGTCTTTAAATTCGTTGTAAGTCTGCCTTAGCGTAGGCTCTTCGCTGTCTCGTAAATAGTCAATTGTAAATATAAAAGCATCTCTAAAATTACCGTCAAACGTTACAAGTTCGCCATTAATCCTAATTTCTACCATGCGAACTACCTACAAATTTCTCTAGTCTATCTTTGAAAAAGTCAAACATTTCTCGCAACTCATTGTTTTCTTTTCTTAGGTCGTTATTATTAACCATAATATCCACTATAGAACTATCTTTTTCGAAGCATTTATATTTTAAATGTTTAACATCTTCAGACAAATCAATGTTTTTAGACTTTAAGATTTCATTTTCAATTTTTAAGTCTTTAATCCTATTTTCTAATTCAGCTACTAATTTTAAATCTGGTCTATTTTCCAAAGTCAATCCTCCCTCTGCGCAGTCTTAACCGCCTGTATTCTTCAATTTTTTTATTTCGACTAGTTTCATCTAGAGCCATGATTCTTGCTGCATGCTCTTCTGACAAACCGAAAAATGTTGTTAATGTTAGTTCCATAATTTCATTCTTTCATCTTCCATTCCTTCAAATTCCATGATATGGCTTTTATCACAACCTTTTCGTATACGTGATGCAATTCTCTCTCCATAAATCCGTCTAATCTCTGCTGGTGTAAGATTTGTCGTGATGATTGTATTTGTACGCTTGTTAAGTAAGCTATATATAATACTTGTCGACCAATCGCTAACCTTTTCAGCACCTAAATCGTCCAAAACTAGATAATCAACATCTTTTAGCTTATCCATCCAAAATGCCTCTTTACTGAAGTCTCGCTTTATTTCAGACAGTAAGTCAGTAACATTTACAAGCAAGCCCAGCTTCTTCGTCTTATCCGACAATCCTCTGATAATGCTGTAAGCTAGATGACTTTTGCCTCGTCCAGCTTTACCAGTCATGATGATATTCCCCTTGCCACCGCTAAACCAATCATTAGCCATCGCCTTAGCCCAAGAAAGCACCTCTTTATGTTTAGCCGTTTCTGCCCTGAAATTATCAAACGAGGCATTCTCTAATTCGCTGTCCATGATTGATAACTTTTTGAGATAATATAATCTTTTGTTTTCACGTTCCTTCTCATATTGCTTTTGGACGTGCAACTCATTTTGATTTTCCAATTCCTCTTTGTGACACTTAGGGCAAACTGTCAAACCAGTTTTAATGATTGTGATGTATCTACAATTATGTTTTTCGCAGAATGTGTCTTCTTCTTTTGTGTTTATTTGATAGGACAAAGCGATTTTAGCAAGTGCGTTTTCATCACCAAGTATCATATTCCGATACCTCTTCTTGTTTAGATTTTCTAGATTTCTCTTTGGTTTCTATTTGCTCAATTGTTGTAATGTTATCGTCTCTCCAATTACGTAAAATACCGCTAGCGTAGTTAAGATTAGTTTTTCCTTGAAGCTTAGTTCTTTTGATAGCTTCCTTAACTAAGTCAGGGTTATTTTCTTTAATCATTATGCCAATAGTTTCAATTTCCATAGGAGACAACAACCGACCAAACTCATTTTCTACAAAGTGGAAAATTGTCTCTTCTCTGTCCTTGTCTAATCTATTCTTATCTAGTCTATTCTTATCTAGTCTATTCTGTGGTACGTATTCGTTACGGAACTGGTACGACTTCGTATCGTCAACAATTATTTGGCTCTTTTCTTCTGTGTAAACAGTAGGTTTATACATATCCTTTCTAATGACATTATGTATTTTCCAATCTTTGATAAGGATAAGACCGCTATCAAAGTTCAAAACGAATTTTTTTGATAGCAATACATTCATATCGTCATTCCCTGCGCCAACATTTCTCATTATCCGCTTAGGCGAATCTACAAAACCATCATCATCTGCATGCATATTAAGATGGAAGTACAAATTTTGTGATGAAGCTGGCATGTCGAGAAAACGGTCTGTGTCAGTGATTATATTGCTAAACATCCTTTTTTGTGCCATTTATACCTCCTAGTTCCTAATTAAAATTGGATTCCATTTATCCATGTTTCAACCCTTTCATATAATTATGAAAATCATCATAAGCTTTCGCACCAACTTCCCAGCCGTGTGTTTCAATTGTCCTTTTTGGTTTTGGTTCTTCTTTTGCAAAAATTAGATTAAATAGTTTTTTCATCGTTATACTCCCGTTCTCATATAATTTTCGTTGTACCACTCAATAACTTTGTCTCGTGGATATTTTTCACGATTTCCCTTGATTCTTGGAAAATCTTCGTGACTGTTGAATCGTCTGTCAAATGTTTCTGGTGATACTCCAAGCATTTCAGAAACTTTTGTTTTAGTTAATTCGAGTGGATAATTCGTTTTTTCATTGCTTACTGATTGGATTACGTTAACTGCACGTATTCTCAATCCACTTTCAAATTGTTCGTACAATTTTTCTAGTAAGTCATCCATTGATTAATACCTCTCTTTCGTGGTATAATTAGTTAAATTATTTTGGTTAGTCACTGTTCCCGCAGTGGCTTTTTTTGCGTTATCTGAATTCGTTTAGACTGACATCTAAGACATCGGCGATTTTTTTCATTTTGTTAAACGAAATATCTCTTTTACCGATATTCATAATGGTGTTGTAACTAATTCCTGTTTTCTCCGACAACTCTTTTTTACTCATTCCTTTATCAATGAGAATTTTGTTCAATTTTTTCTTCATAATATTTTTAAAAATCAACATATTGTGTTTTTAATTGTCTGAGATACACAACATATTGTGTTTTGTACCTTTCTGTTATATAATGTAGCTATCCTGTTAGGAAGGAGAGTAAGGTAATGGTAAAAATAAATGCTAGAGAATTCGCTTTGGCTGTTGTTACTTCATCAAGTCCAGAATTATCAGTTGAAGATAAAATCAAACTATATGAAGATGCTTATGAAGCTGTAAATGCTCACAATAAACCACTTATTGAAGCTGAGCAGAAACAACAGTCAGAAAATACAGAAGCATTTTTAAAAGCAATGGGACGCGATGAATCAATTTTTTGATAAATAATCGCCAATCTCGAGAAACCCTTTAGCAAGTTCGCACCTTGTTAAGGGGTCTTCTTCTCTTCCCCAACTTTTTACGATATCCGTAAGCATATCTTCTAGCACTTTTTTAAAATAGGTTTGTGTTTCTTTCATGTTGTTTCCTTTCTAGTTCTAAGCGACATCACCACCGTTATTTTTATTTTCCAGTTCGATAATCTCTTTTTGCTTTGGTGTTTCACGAGTTTCAAATGGTGTGAATAAATTATAAGATAGTGATTTTAAATAACTGATAGCTTTTTCTGCTTCTGTATGTTTGATATGAGTGTACTTCGTCACATTGAAATGATGTTTCAATCGTGAATGCTGTACACGAATAAACTGTCCTTTCTTGCTAGCGAATAGATTTGCGCTTGGAACAACTTTTCTATTATCAAAATATTCTTTGGCGAATTCATAGGCTTGACGACTGATAATGCTTTTAATTTCACTAGCTTCCACATCGTCAATATGGACTTTTTTATCAATTTCAATTGCTAAAGAACGAACCTCTTCAACATCTTTCTTAATGGCTTCTTGAGAAGCTTTTACTTGTTTTTGAGAAGATAAGACTTCAATCATCATATCTTCAATCGTCATTCCTTTGACAACTTCAAGAGCGTCTTTTTCATTCATTTCTGATAATTCTTTACTCATTGATTATTACCTCTTCTACTGTTTTTCTATTTCCAGATGGAATAATTTTGTACATTTCATCGCACCAAGTTTGGACTGTATTAACCATCTTGGTTACTTCCGTAACTGAATAATGTGCATTGACATTATTGATAATTGGCTTAAAACGAAGTGGCGCCATTTTCGTATCGAAGAAGTTTTGCACGTCACTAATGATTGAGGACAGCTCACTTATCGAAGTAACAAGGTTCTCAAGTTTTTCTTTTTTGCTCTCGAGGTGACGAATCTGGTTTGTTACTTCAATAGCTCGTTGTGACTCAAGCTTTATTGTCGATAACTCAAGCTTTTTACTATCTAGCTCCCATTCAGCTTCTTCAAGTGTTTTGGAAAGCTCTTTATTTTTATCTAGTAAAGTCTGGTTAAGTTGCTTTGTAGATTCATAATCATCTGGAATGACTTCCTTGATAACTTCTTTTTCAACGATTTTAGCACTCAAGGCTTGCTCTGCTAAATTCTCTTTTTGTTGCTCTAAACGGGCATTTTCTGATTTTAAGCGGTTGTTCTCTCGCTTGATTTCTTGCAACTCTCTGACAGTTGGGTTATCGCCACTTTCGATGCGTTCAATCTGTTCTTGCTTTTGGTCATCTGGTAGGGTGGCGATAAGATAGAGGGCTGATGTTCCTAAATTTCGAAACGTTTCGAAATTTGGTAGCTCACTTGAAATTGTCATTGATTTGCTGACAAAATCTTTATCAAGACCAATAGATTGATACCAGTTCATGAAATTTCCATGTGTTAAGTCATTCTCTTTAACATGTTTCAACCTGCGACCGATTTCCCAAATGGACTGACCAGCGATGTTTTTATGGTGGTTGATTTCTAGTTCAATCTGGGCTAGATTATCCGATAATGCTAGTTCGTTCATACTGTCCTTTCTAATTTATTGTTACGAAATTTTCGTATTTTTTTCCTAAAAAAATATCATCAAACTTAATATGAAAAGTATCCATATATTTTTTTAAAATTTGATAACCGATGTCTGAACTGTCTTTTTCAAGTCTAGCAATCGTTTGAGGTGATACATCAAACATATCTGCTAATTCTTGTTGAGTCAGACCTTTATTGATTCGCATGGCTTCTAAAGTCCATTGCATTCCCCCACCTCCTTTCTGTGGTATAATTTAAATAAAAATTGTGAGGTATTATTATGAGTAAAAAATCTTGTTTCGTAGTATCTGCTATCGGTGAGGAAAGTAGCGAAATTCGGAACCACTCAGACAGTGTTTTAAATTATATAATTAAACCTGCATTGATCGAAAAGTATCAAGTGACCAGAGCTGACGAACTGTATCATTCAGATAGGATTGACGATAAAATATTTGATGCTTTATCCACAGCAGACTTGGTAATTGTTGATATAACAGGAAATAACCCGAATGTCTTTTTAGAACTTGGGTTTAGAAAAGCGTTGAACTTACCTACTATTTTCCTTAGACAAAAGACTGATGAAGATATCCCTTTTGATATTAGAACTATAAATACCATTCATTACGATCTCAAAAACTCTGAAAGTAAGGTTGTGCTTGATTCTGTCCAAGAAACAATTAGACGAATTCAAAAAACAGAAGAAAACATTGATTTTTCTATAATCCATGAACCAAACGACCAAAGTGCTTCAGTGCAAGATATTATCCAATTAAAAACTTCAATTAACAACATCTATGATGCAATTGAAAATTTATCTGATAAAATAGAAAATAATTCTACTCAAAAAAGACCAATGACTCAGGAAGACTTAATTATGATGGCTTTTCAAGAGCCAGAAAAGTTAGAAAAGATTTTTGAGTTACAAACAAAATACCCTAATGCCTTTAACAGCCCTTCGAACGCTCTAAACGACTAATTCGCTCCTCAAGGCCTTTGATATAACCTCTTAAGAATGAGATTGAGGTTGTATTTTCTTCTTCGTTCTGTTCTATTTTTTGAACTTTTTCTTCAAGATTAATCATTTTTCTGACCCCTCTCCTTTCCACTCCCACTTGGGAGTTTTTATTTTGTAATAAACCAAGCGATCAGCCAAGTGATACCACCTAGCACTAACAGTGCTGGCAATACGCCGCCTTCAAATTCAACGCTTGTTTTTTCCTTACCATCACGACTAGTAAACGTGTGTTCTAGATCGCCAAACATTAGTTTTTTCCAATTCATTTTGTACCTCCTAAAAATGTTATAATCAACTTATCCTAGCAGAAAGGAGGATAAGCTATGCAACGTCAATACGTTTCATCTAGTAACGTCCGAAGTGTTGGTTGGGAAAATAACACTTTGGAAGTTGAGTTTAATAATGGTTCTATTTACCATTATCACAATGTAAGCCAAACGGAATACCGTTCTGTTCTGGTTGGGTCTGTTGGCTCAAATATTCATAGATTAGCTAAGATACACACTTATACACGTATTGTCTAATCTAGTAGAGTTCCGCTCACTGGGTGGAACTCTTTTGTTTCCACCAGCTGAATACCATCCAGCGTGATAATAATCTTGCTATGTAAACATGTCTTCGCTAGAAATTTTGAACCAGCTTCTAGTTGTTTGATTAAATCCTCTGGCATAATCTCTCCTTTCATTCTTGCAGAGATACAGCCGATGTGCTAAACTAAACTTACCCCGTTAGGGGTGGGGGAATTTCACCCCCCTATCCGATTACCATGTAATCAGATATTTGATTTTGAGCTTAAACCAAAGAATCTTGATTTCGACTTCTAGTTCTTTGTGTTTAGGCTTTTTGTTTAGCCTAGACTTCATCAGCTGTACCTCCTTTCGTTTTGCTTAATTCCTTAAGCTTGATTATAGTATAATACGATTTTTTCGTATTGTCAATAGTTTTTTCCAAAAATTATGTTTTTTTCGTATTTTTTGATTGTTAAACTATCAAAATAGAGATATAATAGGTGTGTAAAATAAATACGGAGTAATCGTAATGAATGATAAAAACAGAATGCAAATTATAGCAGATAACATTACGTATTATAGAAAAGAAAAAGGCGTAACTCAAAAAGAATTGGCTAAGGCTGTCGGAGTTACACCTAGCACTATGACAGATTATATGAAACTTCGTAGCGCTCCTTCTTTTGGTGTAATACAAAAACTTGCTGACTACTTTGAGATTAAAAAATCTGATATAGATTCAACTTTTAAAGATGAAACCTCTCCCACCCCAAAAGTCTTAGAGCTTGACCGCAGTCTCAAAGAACCACATCACGGTGAATGGATTTCATACGGTGATAAATTATTAGAACAACAAAATACAGTAGAAGATAGTAAGAATACAGTAGTAGAATTATTCTCTTACAACTACTACGACCATGCTGCTTCTGCTGGTACAGGTCAGTATCTAAATGATGTACAAGTAGAAACAATTGAATTACCAGTCGATTATGACGCTGATTTTGTCATACCGGTTTATGGTGATTCTATGGAACCAGAATATCACTCTGGGGATTATGTATTTGTTAAGCTATCCGTAGACCTCACGGATGGCGATATAGGCGTCTTTGAATACTATGGTGACGCTTATATCAAACAGTTGCTTATACACGCAGAGGGGGCATTTCTGCATAGTCTGAACGACAAGTATAACGATATACTCATAGATAGAGATAGTGATTTCCGTATTATCGGAAAAGTTGTCGGCAACTTTATGCCAAAAGAATATTGAGTCGCATTACGCATTATAGGAATGATTAGTTTTTATACTGTAAATGATTTTTAAAATTTAATTTAATAATGGGAGAATTACTATGGCAATATTTGGCGGAGAAAAATTATCTAGAGAAGAAAAACAAAAACAAAAAATACAAAAATATTTATCTCAACGTGGAATTGACAACTTGAACGAAAAATCTAACGTGCAAGTAAGACGTGTGATTAATGATTTGGCTGGTAACGGATTTTTTAAAGCAGGCATGGCCTTGAGTTTTGCAAAAGCTGAGGAACAGGCAAAAGTTACATACTTATCAGCATTAGTGGAACAAAATTGGATACTGATTAGTCAAAACCAAGAAATTTTGGATGAACTCAAAAAAATCAATAATAACTAAAAATTCCACGCTTGATTTAGGGGATTGATATGAAAATAGGAATGAGAAAATCTAGTTTAAAAAAATCATTTAAAGCTCGAACCACAGGAAAACTAAAAAGACAAATTAAAAAGAAAGTTATTCCTGGATATGGGAAAAAAGGCATGGGTATATTACATCCAAAAAAAGCTTTATATAATAAAGTCTATAGAAAGACTACATTTGGTGGAATTTCTGGTATCAATCAATCATATTCAGGAAAATCAAAAACTATTCAATATGAATACCATGAAGTATTTCTAAAAGAGCACAGAGTTAACAAGCTAGCTTACTGTCTTCTTGCATTCTTCCTTGGCAGCATCGGGGGCCAATATTTCTACATGAAGGAATTCAAAAAAGGTTTGTTATGCTTCTTCTTGTCATGGACTACTGTTCCAATTTTCATTGGTTTTTACCAAGCTATTAAAGCTATATTTGAGCCATTTAACAACGATGACACAATAAGCATATATACTAAATAGAACAATAAAAAAAGCCCCGCGCTCAAATTTTGGTCAAGGAGAGCGTGAGGCGAGTCTAGTATAAGAAAAAAGCATTAAATGGCTCGCTTTCTTGTACCTATTTTAGCAAAAATGAAAGGCATTTACAATGGCATCATACAGAAAACTGGACAGTGGTTGGGAATACCGCATCATTTATAAAGATATAAACGGCATACGAAGAGAAAAATCAAAACGTGGTTTCTCAACTAAGACACTTGCTAAGGCTGCAGCAGTTAAAGCCGAGCGAGAAATAAATTCAACTGATACAGAATTGTTAGATACTACATTCTACGACTACTCTATTCAATGGGCGGAAGTTTACAAACGACCACATGTTACTGCAAAAACTTGGCAAACATACAGTAAGAATTTTAAGCACATCAAACACTACTTTGGCAATATGAAAGTCAAAGATATCACTCACACTTTTTATCAAAAGGTATTAAATGAATTTGGTGAGATAGTTGCCCAACAAACACTCGATAAATTCCACTATCAAGTTAAAGGCGCTTTAAAATCAGCAGTTAGAGACGGCATAATAAGATACAATGTCGCTGATGGTGCTATTGTTAAATCACAAGTTGCAAAAAAATCTAAAGAAGAAAAATTCCTTGAAGAATCTGACTACTTGAATCTTATTGAAGTATCTAAAGATAAAATAAAATACGCTTCTTATTTCACTGTTTATTTAATCGCAGTGACTGGCTTACGATTTGCGGAAGTACAAGGGTTAACATGGAATGACGTTGATTTCGATAATGGTTTTTTAGATATCAATAAATCGTTCGATTATTCAATCAGTCAGAGATTTGCGCCAACTAAAAACGAGCAATCAATTAGAAAAGTGCCTATCGATCTAAACACTATTGATATTTTAAAAGAATATAAAGATAACTACTACCAACCAAACAAACTTGGGCGTATATGCTACGGAGCGTCAAATAATGCCACGAACAAGGCTATCAAACTTACTACTGGTAAACCATATCCAACCAATCACACCTTGCGCCACACGTACGCTAGCTACCTTATAATGCAAGGTGTAGATTTGATTTCTATATCTCAATTGTTAGGACATGAGAATTTAAATATCACGCTTAAAGTTTATGCTCATCAATTAGATAAATTAAAAGAAAAAAATGACAAAGTTATCAAGGACATTTTTTATAATTTGTGA